TTACTATAAATATAATCAATTTTCTTCGTCTTGTAAAGTTTCATCTTCACCATCAGCACAGGTCAAAATCATCCATAGTAATTCAATATCATTCATTTTTCTTTTTTCTTCTTTTTATCATTGCTTCAATATAATATCCGTCTTTGGTTACAAATCCTGAATAAATAAAATGGTTTAATGCTCTACTTGAAAGATGAGGAAAAAAGTTTTTCAATTCAGTCCTTGTAAAACAAGGAACTTTGAAGTCCTTATCATTCATATTCTTAACATAGTATTTCACTGGTCTTAAGAAATCATATTTCAATTTTACTTTTATTCTAAACTTATATTGTCCCAATTCTTTTTTTGTAATTGTCGTAGAATCAACGATCTCTTTATCAGTGTAGTCCTCTAACAATTTATCTAATATAATTCGTTGATCGTTATTATATTTATCTTGTTGGATATAATTTCTTGCTAGTGTATGTAGATATTCTTTGTATTCAAGATTTTCAGCATCCAAATGTGATTCATCTGTTATTTCCCAAAACTCTGCTACTGGTGTTTCCCTCTTTTTTTCTTTTCTTTGCCAAGCTGTGCAATAGTTTCTTAATACCATAAAGGAATAACCTTTTATTTCGTTGAAGTCATTTGTTAATGATCCATCTTGTATTTTAGAATTAAGGATAATTATTGTATCCTGTATTATATCTTTCTTATCATCATAACTAATAAAATTACAAGCAGGTATTGAACTAACTAAATGTTTTAATTGTTTGTATAATTCTTCATATATGTTCATTAACTAAATAATATACTGACTAATTAAATACTCAACATCTAAAGATTTTAATGTGTGATCGTTGAACTTGGTCTGATATTTATTTTTGATACATAACCAATGCCCCATATTTAATTCTTCAATATTTCCTTTCTGACGAATGATCTCATTGGAGATTGATGATTTCCTTGTTAGAAAATAGATATGATCGGAAATCAAATCAAATTGGGTTCTATCAAAGGTTAGAGTTGTAATAGGGAGTTCTACATATACATAATATGTGTCTTTTGTAATTTTAATCATCTTAATTTATTTTAGTTTGTTTATATTCATTTTCCAAATCGTTGAAGGATTCACGATCATTTATTTGTAATGTAGCAAGATAAGTTCTTGCTTCATCAAATCTATCAAACTCAAGTTCTTCTTTTATCCATTCAATAAAATTGTAATCTAACATTTTCATTTTACTTGAAGTTGTTTTTGATTTCATATTTTCCCACATTCGTTCGTTGAAGTAATTACCGATCTGTTTCATAAACTTTTCATCCGTATTTTTGATGTAAGGGTTCAAATGTCTCATCACAGATTGTTTTTCTTTCTGATTCAAATTATTCCAAACAATTGCGGCTTCAATCAATCCATTATGTTTGGTGGGAGGGAAAAGTCCTATGACTTTTTCCCATCCCCCATTAGATATATTATCTTTAGATAATACACTATCACTTACACTAACACTTACAGGCATTGACCCTATTTCTAAAATAGGGTGGCTATTTGAGGCTATAGGTTGGTTATTATTAGTTTGACTACCCCATCTTTTTTCTGCCCCTTTCTTACCAGCTTCCTTAAGTTTTTCTTTCTTATCAATAAACTTTGTTAAATCTCTTTTTAATGATTGTTTGATCGGTTCAAAGGAAATTTCAGTTATGAAATCATCAGCAATAGGATTGAGATCATTAACATACTTCAAAATATGTTTGAATAATTTACCTGATTGTTCATCAGTCAATTTTTCAATAGTGTGAATAATATCACAATATAGGATAAATGATTTTTTTTCTTCTGCCATAATTATGTAATTAAAAAACCCCCGCTGAAAGTAGGGGTTGCCATCCTAACATTTCAACGAGGGTAGTTTATTAAAAAATATCTTCGGTGGCAACCTATATCTAATAAATACGCAATTGCTTTTGGAAAATCCAATCATATAGAAAAAATCTATAAATACAACTTTTTCATAGATTGTCTATATTTATCTGTATGGAGACCGAAATAATAGAACAGGTTGTTATATCCATAGAAGCGTGGAAAGATTACGAGAAGATAGGAGAAGAGGTCAGGGCTATGGAAGAAACAATATCTAAAGAGGCAGAAAATAACATAGATCCCGTAATGGATTTTTTACTTGAAATAATCAGGAAATATAATGACTATGATTTGGGTAAAATATTACGAGGGGTTTATATCCCATTAAAGTTAATAATTGATGATTCAGAAAATACTTGAAGAAATAGCCACACCCAATTCAATTTACGATGAGATGATAGATAATATCTTAAGACCAAACCTTCATCTAAAACCTGAACTCATTTCGGAACTGGCAATATCCTTCTTGGAAAATCAGGACAAGTTAAATGAGGTGATAAAGAATGGTTATTTTACCTATTATTTTATCCGTGCCGTCATAAATAATGTTAGGAGTAATACCAGTCCATTCTACAAAAATTGTATCATTAAAGACCATATTTATTACGACAACATAGACATCATAGACGAAGACAACATAGAAGAAAAAATAGAAAAAGAGATCAAGTTTCAACTCATAGATAAAATCTATACCAAAATACCCAAAACATATTTTCAAGAGTTCGTGTTTCACGAATACTACACCAAAGGTAAAACCTATAGGGAAATAGCCAGTGAAAATGATAATTCATTTAGTCATTGTCTTGTCTATCACGAGGTAAAAAAAATCAAAGATCAATTAAAAAAAGGTTTGACTGATACAAAGTAATTTCTTATATTTGTTGTATAACAAAACAACAAGAAATTATGTGTATTTTAGAAAACTTTATGGAAGATGAGTTGTATTATCAACAACTGAAAAATGAATACGAATATCGTATGTGGGAATTGTTTATACAACAAGAAGAAGAGAAGGAACAAGGGTTTTTACAACAAGCCCCACAATACTTCAAGGACTTGGAACAATACGAAACCTCTATGATGGAAAAAGAGTATCGTGAAATATTAGAATGGGATTTAATCAATAACTAAATAAATAAAAGACAAGATGGCACAATCAAAAGAAAGACAAATCGCAACACAATCAAACCTTAAACTTGTAGTAGAGTATATGAACTCTTGCGGAGAATGTTTAACTATGGTAGAGATAATCCAAATCACAACAGTTCTAAACGACTTTGTAGAGAACGGATACTCCAAAGCACTAACAGAACGATTTGAGAAGATAGATCAATTAGTGTTTGGTAGAAAACCTTAATAATTTTAATGAAGATAGGTGGGGGAAACTCCACCTTTTTTTGTATGCTTCACAACAAAACCGGATCATCATATATTTATTAAACAAACAAGATAAAATATGATGATTACCCAATCCTTATACAATCGCCTAAATTATTTGGCAACACTTAAAAAAATCACGACACCTGATGCTCGTGAATTGGAGTCAGCAATTAAACTATACATCAACCCAAGATACTCCGTATGCCATAGATGCGTTCAACAACTCAAGCACGGACAAAGAATGTTAGAGTATTACCTATCCCAAGTTCAAGTAATAGAACAATTACCAAAAGTAGTAGAAGAAACACTAATGGATGAAATGATCCCATTAGAAGCAGCACCTGATGTAGATGAGGTTGAAGCAGAAAAAGTAGGGTGTGATAAATGTAAAAGAAAAAGACAGAACAAATCGTAATGGAAGAAAGAATTAAACTAATGTTGGGGGACAATATGCAGTCCCTAAAGGAATTACCTGATAATAGTGTGGATAGTATAGTGACTGATCCGCCATACGCTCTTACATCAATTAAAAAACGATTTGGTAAAGAAGGATCAGCACCAGCACAATACGGAAGTGATGGAGCATTCCAAAGAGCATCAAAAGGATTTATGGGAAAAGAGTGGGACGCAGAGGTTCCAACCGTAGAGTTTTGGAGTGAGGTTTATAGAGTATTAAAACCAGGAGGACACGTATTATCATTTGGTGGAACAAGAACATATCACAGAATGGCTGTGAATATTGAAGATGCTGGTTTTGAGATCAGGGATCAAATCATGTGGCTGTATGGGTCAGGATTCCCGAAATCACATAACATCGGTAAAGCGATTGATAAGATACAAGGTAATAAACGAGAGGTATTAGGAACAAAGGCTGACTTTAGTTTAGATGGAGCAAAAAGAAATCCAAATAATCATAGAGAAGTAGGTGCAGCAGCAAAAGAAATATCCCACGAATATGGATACAAACAAGGGTGGGAAGCACCAGTAACCAAAGGTAATAGTGATTGGGAAGGGTGGGGAACAGCGATCAAACCCGCTGTAGAACCAATCTGTTTGGCAAGAAAACCTTTAAGTGAAAAATCAGTAGCGGAGAATGTATTGAAGTGGGGAACTGGTGGATTGAATATTGATGCTAGTAGAATTGGTAGTGAAACTATAACAACAAATGGTTATGGTGATAAAGGTTTTGTGGCACAAGATGGATATGAACCTTCTACACACGAAGGTAGATTTCCTGCTAATGTAATACTTGAATGTATTTGTGACGATGTTATTAGAGGTAAGAAAGGTGAACCATTTTTATACAAAGGTAAAGTATATAATAATAAAGAATTAGAAGGTGATAGAAGTGTTGATTTTATGAAAGGTAGTAAAGCGGAAGCACCTAACAACTATAACGACAAAGGCGACATACACACAAATCCTATGTGTCCTTGTTATATTCTAAATCAACAAAGTGGAGTTAGTAAATCAGTTGGTCCGGTAGAATATGATTTTGATGATGCACCCAATCAAAATAACCAAACTAAATTAACTAAAAATATTAAAAGTGGAGTTCATTATAGTGATACTGGTGGAGCATCAAGATTCTTCTATGTTCCAAAAGTATCCAAGAAGGAAAGAGATAGAGGATTGACGGGTGATGTAAAAGAACAATCATCAATAGGATCAACATACGCTGGTAATCAAACCTCATCAAAAATTGGTGGAAATCCTGATAAACCAACCGAACCAAAAAAGAACAATCACCCAACAGTAAAACCAATTAACTTACTAACATATTTGATTAGATTGGTTACACCTAAAAACGGGGTTGTAATGGATTGTTTTATGGGTAGTGGATCAACAGGTATAGCAGCACAATTAGAAGGGTTTAAGTTCATAGGAATGGAAATGGACGAGGATTACTTCAATATTGCTGAAACAAGAATAAACGCATACGAAGAGTATAGAGAATTATTGAAATGAGTTTATCAGCGAAACACAAGGCAAAGTTAAAGTTTGATAAGTGTGTTCAAGAACTTGAACGAGTATTGAGATTTGATGAACCTGATATTAAAAAAAGATTAGAAATAGTTTCACAAAGAAGTTTAGAAGAATATAAATATTCTTTGAGGTTGATAAGTTCTGCTAATTATTATCTAAATATTTATTATTCTGATTTTTTATATTTGTTGTATTCTAAAACATTAGATCTGTATAAAATAGGTAAAACTAAAAATATGGATCAAAGAGTTAGGGGTATTGAAAAAGATATGGGTTTGGACGATATAGAAATAATTTATGAAATACCAAATCATTCTTATTTAGAAACTACATTACATAAAAAGTTTAGTCATCTTAATGTCCCTGTAAGAAAAAAACAAAACCATAGAGAATGGTTTAAGTATGATGATGAAATCATAAACGAGTTTGAAATGTTAAAAAATGGCTAAAAAGAAAAATCCTGGTGGAAGACCTGTAATATGGACTGAAGAAAAAGTTTTACAACTTGGTGAAGAACTAATTGAATGGTTAAAAGCCGATGAAGATAATGTTTGGTTTGAAAGATTTTTATATGAAGTTAAAGATCTATACCCCCAACTAATTGGGGAAATGAGAGACAAATATCCCAAGTTTGCCGAACTTATTAAAAAGGCAAAGAAAATCCAAGAAAATAAATTGGTAGATGGAACACTAAAACATTCATTAAACCCAACTATGTCTATTTTTGTATTGAAAAATCATTATCAATATACAGATAAACAACAGACGGAAATAACGATCACAGAACAACCATTACTACCTGATGATGAATAATGAGTTACAGACAAACGACAGCATTAAAAAAGATTAGATCGCTCACCAATAGAATTAAAGTAATACAGGGTGGAACATCAGCAGGTAAGACAATAGCAATCCTAATCTTACTTATTGATCGTTGTATTAAAGAACCTGGACTTGAAGTATCCGTTGTAGCAGAAACAATACCAGCGATCAGGAGAGGCGCCCTAAAGGACTTCTTGAAAATAATGAAGGAGACAGGTAGATATATTCCCTCCAACTATAATAAAACCTTATTACGATACGAGTTTAGTAATGGATCATACATAGAGTTCTTTAGTTGTGATTCAGAAGAAAAATTAAGGGGTGCCCGAAGATCAGTACTCTACGTTAATGAATCAAATAATATAACCTACGATGCTTACCTTCAATTAGCAATTAGAACAAGTGGGGATATATACCTTGACTACAACCCCTCAATAAAGTTTTGGGTCAATACAGAGGTAATAGGACAACCCAATACAGATTTTATCATTCTAACATACAAAGATAATGAAGCACTACCTGATGAGGTTATTAAGATGTTGGAACAAAATAAAGAAAAAGCCAAGACATCTACCTATTGGGAAAACTGGTGGAAAGTATATGGTTTGGGTGAG